CCTGTTGCAACTACATCTTTTGAAATTATCTTTCCAGTCTCTAATATATGTTGAGTATCTTCTACTATTTCTACAGCTTGTTGATAGTTGTCTTCTGGGTTATTCCAAGTAACTCTTATTTGATTTGAACGAAATCTTCTAGAACTTGATTGATATGCGAATTCTCCTCCGATTACGTTTCCTTTTGTGAAAGTATATACAGGGCTCTTATATGCATTGATCGAAGGACTAAATTTTCCATCAAACCAAATTAATAAACCTCTAAATACACTAAGTAAATCATTTACGACTTTTTGTGCATCTTCTATTTTTGACAAGTATAAGTTTGCAGTAAATCTTGGCTCTGTTCCACCTTTTCCGTCTGGTACAAGCTCGTCACAATATTTTGCTATTTGAAATAATTGAAACTTGTCAATATAAGAAAAATCATCTAAAGGGTCTACGAATTTTCCAAGACCATATCTGTCATTTGTTAAAATATCTAAAAGAATCCAGACAGGATTATCTGTCCATACAGGAGCAAAATTTGAATGAGTAGGGTCTGTAAAAGTTTTAATATCTCCTCTAAAATTTCCATCCCAGTCTTGATAGTCACTTTCATTTGTTACAATAGTATTATTAGTAACTTTTCTTGTATAAGAAGCTGCAGTACCTTCACCAAGTTCATGTTTTGCAAAATAGTTTGTAGGAACTTTTACTTGAAGTCCTCTAATTTCATAACTTCTTCTTGGTACTGAAGTAAATTCTTTTGCTCCAAAAATTATAGCTCCATAAGCTGTGTAAGGATATGAAAGTTTGTCTGTGATTATATTTTGAATTGATTGTAGTTGAGTTGCGTTGCCCCAGTTTCTTCTTTCGATTTTACCATTTGTAGGACTTATTTTTGCAATCTTAATTCTATATTTTGTAAAAGGTTGATATTTACTTACATCAAATGAAAATGTTTGAACAAAAGGTGTCTTTGTTTTCTTAAAAACTGTGCCTCCATTTAAGAATTTTCCTGCATAACCTCCAAAAATACCATGTAAACCGTCTGTTCCAGGTGTTCTATTCTGTAGTTGTTCATCTGACAATCCATATACAGCTTCAGTAACTGTATCACTAAAATCACCCGCTACTGAATATTCAAAAAGAATTTGAAACTCAGCAAAACATCGTTGTTCATTACCATCTTTTGGTTTTACTGCAAGTAGACCATTTGGAAATTTTATAGTAACTTTTATAGCATCTACTTCACCTGGATTTGGAATACCCATCCCATCACTTGTAAAAACTAATCTTGCTGCATCTGGTTCATTGACATCTTTCCAACCCCCACTAGCCACATAGCCTGCAGGAAAAACTGGACTTCCGTTAAAAGTAATTGCATTAAAATCTGTAGTGTTTAAAGTTTGAGAAACATTTGTTGTTAAAGAATTAGTTCCTACACTTGAAGGTAGTTGTAAAAAACTTTGGTCTCTTGTACCTGACCTAAAAGCAAATCCGGCGTCTGTATAATTCCATCTATTTGCTGAAGTTGCTGTAGGTACATAAGGTGTTGTTATGTTTGCAGAAACATTTGATACGTTTCTTCCTAAAGTTCCTGAGCCTTTAAGAACCGCTGTATTTCCAGAAAAAGAAGCTATTTCTGCATGTAAATTTACAAGTATATTTGCTCCAGAAACAGAAGTACTTACAGGTGGATAAACACTAACATTTGTTCCATTTATTCTATAATTTATGTACCCGTAGTAAATGGAACCATTAGGTCCTGCTCCTGGTATAGATATTCCACTTCCTACAAGACTTGGGGTAAAGAAAGAAGAAGTTGATGTTATTTGAGTAGAGCCTGCTGTTGTGCTAATATTCCCTGTACCAGAAGCTCTTGCTCCTGCTATGAAAATTCTAAAAGTACCATCATTAATATTTTTATTTTGAAATATATTCGCAGAACTATTATCTGTAACAGTTCTAGTACTTGCAACATAACTTACATCATTTGAAACTTTAGCTCCGTAATTTACTTTAGTTATAGGGTCTAATATTGGAACTCCATTAAGAAGAACAGAAGATGCATCATCTACTAAACCATAAATTGGACCTTCAGAGAGTACATCAACTACTACTCCACTTTGCTTTTCTGTACCTTGTGAAGTATTAAATGTATTATAAGTGCTTGAAGAAGTGCCATTGACATCCGAATTTTCCTCATCGTTCTTAATAATTATTCTTGCCATTATTGTCCTCCTAGATCAAAATCCCAATCGATTGCGGAAGGTTGCTGTGCTGCAATACCTGAAGGTGTTGTTTCTTCTGCTACTACTGATACTCCTGAGTTTGGTGGTATTTGCCCAGTTGTTTGACTTACTCCTCCTGTGCTTGATTTGAATGTAAAACCTGAAGAAGATGTACGTTCTCTATTTGTAAATCCAAAAGAAATCGGAGTTCCTCCAACGAGTAATTGACCATATGCAAGAGGTACTGGAATACCTTCTTTTGCGTTATTTACGGGGCCATCAAAAAGAAAAGCATCTCCTCGTTCCATGCCTTTTTTGGTTGCCATGCATTCTGACAGAGCTGAGTTAAGCAATGCTGAACCTATCATACCCATTGCCATTACTGCTCCAACTGCTAAAACTCCTTTTACTGTAAAGCCTAGTGCAAGAGCAGGGCCCATAAGCAGGGCTGCTCCAACCATTAGAAAGAATCCAGCAATAAGTTTTCCTAATTTATTTGCAGAACCTGCTGGAACTGGAGTAATAATTAAATCATCTTCTGCTAAATTCATTTGCAAGTTATCATAATCAAGAAATTCTTTTCCTCTTTGAACTGTAAACATTATTCCTTTTTCGGTACAGTCTAATAAATATTTTTTTAATTTTCCTTCTCTTTGACAGTCGATACCATGCATGCACTCTGCTACAGTTGCTGCATTCAGTTTCCAAACTTTTCCAAAAAGTTCGCCCATTTTTCCATTTAAGTATATTGTTCTTGTCATTTTGGCTCTACTATAATATATTCCTTTTGTGGATAACCTATAATTAAATAAGGTATATTCACCGCGTTACAATTGTTCACATCATAAATGCTTGCTTTTAAATTTTTTTGATTGTAATGACTATGCACTACATATAATATTTTTGAAGTAAGTTGATATTGAACGAAAACCTTTGGGTCAATTTCAAAGTCATCTTTATCTTCGGAAATATTTTGACATAAAATCCATTTTTCTACGTCATTTTGTTGGATTACAAGTCCGCACATTTCCCTGGGAGCAGCTTTCTTTGCTGCTTCATACATCTCGTTTAAAAATTGCATTACGAGAATTTCTTTGAACCTGGGAAACCTCCAAAAGGTAATACTACCTCTGTGCTTGGGTTTGCTTTCCCTGTTGAAGTTGCAGTTCCTACAGATATAGGATCAAATCCATATCTCATTTTACAACCTGTTAGTGTCTTGGAGCATACGTCTCCGGGCTCCCAATATTCTCCAAACTCTGGAGTTTGTCCTACAGAAGTCTTTTTTGCTTTCCATAGTTTTGTTAAACCTCCAGAGGTATATCTTACATAATCATTATACCTATCATCTGTATAAGCATAATAAGTTGTTGAAGCACTATAAGTGTCCCAAACTCTAATTCTTTTTACTTTTGCATTACTGTCGCTCAAAGTTCCTGGAGAATTACTTGTTGTTATTGCTTGCCAATAATTTGCAACTGTAGTACTGTCAGCAGAAGTATCAATACTACCATCTTTTTTTAATCTTCTTACTGACCCGCCTAAAGTAGTATTTGTAGTATAGTAACTATTTTCTGTTATACTGCTTACTGTAGAAGAGAAAGTGATTGCTCCACTTTCTCCTGTTCCAGGAACTATATATTCATTGTCTAAATTTACTAAAGATATGTACTCGGTTGCCCCATTTAAAGAACTTTTATAAGCTGCTTTGTAATTGCTTTCTCTATTCCAAGTACATGCTCCTACTTTTTCATATTCATTTAGTGTATAATCTGCTCCTTGATAAATCCAAGGACAACCATTTGCTATAACTTGTCTTTTTGGTACAGTAATTCCTTGTAAATCATACGGAGTTGCACATTCAAAAGAAACTACAGTTTTTGTATGTGCTGATATTCTATCAAATATATAAACTTGTCTTGGAAATTCTAGGGGAGGTGTACTATCTCCGCTTTCTCCAACTAAATACTTTTTTAAAGTTGTTCTTCTTGTTAACTTTGCTCCTAGTAAGTTTTCATAGTCTGTTATAGAATTTTTAAAAGTATTTGATATATTTGCAAAAGAAATTGTAGGTCGAGCACTTGTTCCTGAAGGATCATTTTTAAAGCCTTGAGCTTGTAAAGGAATTGCTGTATAAGTACGTATTGTTCCTCCTTCTTCTCTAAATTGAACAGTAGTTAAATCTTCTTCTACTCCTGAATGAAAATATACAGTTGTAGAAGTATCAAGTTCAAGTTCAAATAGTTCAATAAGTTCTGAACCTGGGTCTTGCTTTTGTAAATCTTTAACAATAAGGTCTGTCATGCTTCATATACTCTTCTAAAATTTGCTGTTGCACTATAAAAATCATCATATGCGTAAGTTTTTGTCCATTTCTCACATACAACTTTATACGTTGTTTCTCCGCCTCCAGCATTGCTATCTGCAACTACATAATCGAAAGCAGTTACACCTTTTAAACTTACAAAGAAAGCAATTATATCATCTATTTCAGCTTTTGTTCTTGTTTTAAAACTTAAAGAAAAAGTTTGCTCTAAAGAATTTATTCCATTTGCTATTCTTTGTTCATATCCATCACCAAAAGAAGCCATTAGAACTCTTGGAGTTTCTGTTGAAGATAATCCTTTGTCTGGAACTATTTGTCTATTTCCATAAGATGCTGTTGTACTAAATCCTATTGCCATAATTATTAAATTGGGCTAAGTAAGCCGCCGGGTCTTTGTTGTTCTGCTATCTCTCTTGTTACTGCTGCTTGAATTGCTTCTCCAAATGCTGAGGACTCCTGTGAGGATGTTTCTACATCTCCTTCATTATTTACTACTATATTGATTGTAGAGTTTACAGGGCCTGCTCCTTTTCCTGAAAGCTGTACAGGTATTTTATCTCCATCTGGTAAAGGAACGATAGCCTCTCTTCCATGCATAAGTACATTATAACCTGAATCAGGGCCGTCTGCTATTCCACCTGCTGCATACCCTTTTGAGTATCCTCCGTATCTAGTAGTTGCGTCTGGTACTCCATAATCGGCATTAAATAAAGTGTCATTATCTGTCAATGAATTATATTCTCTTGAAGCAACCATACCAGACATCATATTTATTATTGCACTTGCCATACGTACTGCAAGTATTCTTTGCATTTCTTGAATAACTACTATCGCTAACTGTTTGAAAGCATCTTTTGCTTTTGTTGTTCCGTCTATAATACTCTTAAACATTCCTTCTAAGCCTTCTTGCATTGTATCATTTAATTGTCCTACAATTGTATTTGATCTAATGTATTCTTTTTCCTGAGCTTTTGCTAGTGCTAGTTTCTTTTCTGCAAGACTTAATTGGTATTTGTCTTCTTCAGTCATCAGTTTATTTATAGATAATTCATTTACTTTTTGTTCTGCAAGTTGTGTTGCTATAGATAGTTGGTCTTTTTTATATTCTATTTGTAATAAATTTGACCTTGCATCTTTTCTTTGCCCTAAAGCTGCTTTTTTAGTATTTATATCAGCTCCTTCTAAACCTAATTTTCTTTGTATATCTATTGTGCTTTTTAAAGACTCCCCAAATCTATCGATAGCTGTTGTCATTTCATCTAAAGTTGCGTCTCCTCTTTCTCCGAATAAACTTTGATAAATTTTAGTAACAACATCTTCTTTGTTACCTTCAGTCATTTTTATAGTATCTTGAAAACCTTTATAAGTACTTAATAAATCATCTA